GATAAAAAAGATGCTATAGTTATTCTTACCGCATTATCATTAATGGGTATTGGTAACAACGGTAAATTTTTATGGAAAGTCATTCGTAACGGAACTTTATCTAACACCATGTTTACGTCTGCTGGCACAGATTCGGCCGTAGAATATAACATGGTAGCAAACAATACTGTAACTGGCGGCATAACAATGGCCCAAGGATATTTCTCATCTGATGCTCAGAGTGCAGTACCAACAGACATTCTAAAAGAAGCACTATTTAAGTTTCAGTTAGAAAGAGATGCTTTGAACGGTACAGCTGGCTATCCTTTAGCTATCACAGTTGCAGGTGTATCTGATAACTTAGACGTTCATGCAGCCATGGACTGGGAAGAAATTTCACGATAAATGACAATGGAGTATATAATGAATAGATTGAATATTTACAAGACTGATCCAAATATTACACTGCCCAAGTTTGCCACAAAGCAATCAGCCTGTTTTGACATTTCATTTCAGGCCGAAGGCAAGTCTCTGTATCATGGGTATAACAAGACGAATGCCCCTTTCACTCGACCACTTTCGACAGGTTCAATTCGCATTATGCCAGGTGATCGCATTCTAGTTCCGACTGGACTCATCTTTGACATTCCTGCAGGATATTCACTTCGCATTCATCCTCGTTCTGGTCTATCTTACAAGCAGGGTCTTGTTCTAGCCAATCTAGAAGCCGTCATCGATTCGGACTATGTTGAAGAGACTTTCATCATTCTTACAAATACAACAGAAGTTGATCAGACAATCTTTCATGGTGATAGAATTGCACAGGCTGAATTGGTCAAGCAAGAAGAATACATTCTCTGGGAAATTCATGAAGCACCAACTCAAAAGACAGATCGCGCTGGCGGTTTAGGTTCTACTGGCGTGGCCGTATTAGCAACAGAAGATGCTGCGCCAGAAAAGCGCGGCAGAGGAAGACCAAAGAAGGTAGCATAATGCCATTAGTAGCAAGGAAAGCCGCAGTAGATTTGGTAGATAGTCCTGATGGAAATCCTGGACCACCTTGCGCTCCAGGAAAAGTGATATGTAGCACTCCGTCAACCCAATATACTGAGGCAGGATCATCAGATGTTTTTATAATGGGAATAGGTGTTGTCCGTGAAGGCGATGCCATGATTTCTCATCCTGCTCCAGTTTGCGGCTGCTCACCACATGCGCCAACGCTTAGTGTCTTTTCTGCTTTTGTCTATGCCAATAACTTGAGAATTGGTAGAGTAGGCGATGCTTATGATGGACATATTATAAGCACAGGTGCGCCTACTGTAACAGACGGAAGTCCACAAGCCTAAAAATATTTTTATATGCTTGACACTTAATAGTAAAAAGTGTACTATATAGTAATGTGAGGATAATGTAATGCGTACCTCACATAGTCTTGCCGAAAGGAAGACTGACAATAAACAACTTGCTTAATAGGAGTTAAACATGAACAAGTTACTAGACCCATTTTCCTTTTCTACTTTCCCCAAGCAGCTTAATACCACTGTCGGCTTTGAACCTATTCTCAAGCGTCTTGCTGAAATTACCGAAGCTATGCCTAAGGTTCCAACTTATCCGCCATACAACATCAAGAAGGTTGATGAGAACAAGTATGTGATTGAAATGGCCGTTGCAGGTTTTGGCAAGCAAGACCTTGAACTTGAATTGCAAGATGGAACTCTTACTGTAAAGGGTAACATCACAGCCGATGACAGCGAATATCTCTACAAGGGTATTGCTGAACGAGCATTCACTCGCCAGTTCACACTTGCTGATACTGTCGAAATCAAGAATGCAGACCTAATCAATGGCATGTTAAAGATTTGGCTTGAACGTTTTATTCCAGAAGAAAAGAAGCCAAAGAAGATTAACATCGGTGAAACACCAGATACTCATAATGGCGAAGCGACGAAGCAGTTTCTATCTGAGAAGTATGGCGATAAGTGATGACCAAATTTCTAAAGAAACTTTTTCGCTCTCGCAGTGAACAAGATCGAATGTATAATTATCTGAGTCAGGCTACGGATGCAGTCCATCTAGAAACTCTTCAACGTGAATGGGATCGCATGTCTCATACTAATAGGAGACAGTGGTAATGGCACCGTATACTGATGAAGAGGCTGACTGGCTAGCTGGCCAGTGACACTATATACTGAGGGGAGAATGGTCTTCCCTCAGTTTTATTATGGAGAACACATGAAGAAACTCATTATTGCTGCTGTTGCTCTTGGCTTTGCTATCGCACCAGCCATTGCTGCCCGTGATCAGATTCGAATTGTCGGATCATCAACCGTTTATCCTTTCACGACTACAGTAGCAGAAGTTTTTGGTAAGTCTTCAGGCGGCAAGACGCCTGTTGTAGAGTCAACTGGCACTGGTGGCGGTATCAAGCTGTTTTGTGCAGGTGTAGGTGATGATACTCCTGATGCTGTGAACGCATCTCGACCAATCAAGGAAACAGAACTTGAAACATGTAAGTCTAATGGTGTTACTGTAACCGAAGTTAAGATTGGTTATGATGCTATTGTTCTTGCCATGTCAAAAGATCATGAAGATATGAACCTGACAAAGGATGATATCTATCGCGCGTTGGCAAAGTTTGTTATCATCGATGGCAAGTTTGTAGAAAATCCATACAAGACATGGAAAGATGTAAATCCTGCCCTTCCTGATGGCAAGATTGAAGTTCTTGGTCCGCCGCCAACTTCTGGCACACGCGACTCATTCGTTGAACTTGTAATGGAAAAGGCATGTAAGGACGCTATCAAGTCAAACAATCTGACTGTTACAGAAGATGAAGAAAAGTCTGTGTGTAAGTCTATGCGTGAAGATGGCGCGTTCATCGAAGCTGGTGAAAACGACACACTAATCATTCAGAAGCTACAAGGCAATCCAAATGCTCTTGGCATCTTTGGTTATTCGTTCCTTGAGGAAAGCCAGAACATTGTAAAGGGTGCTACAGTTGATGGTGTTGCTCCTGAATATGATGCAATCAAGGCAGGTAAATATCCTGTTTCTCGCCCTTTGTTTGTCTATTTCAAGAACGAACACTTTGATGTAATTCCAAATCTTCGTGAGTTCATGGAAGAATATCAGAGTGAAAGTGCCATCGGTGAAGAAGGTTACTTGACTGAGAAGGGTCTTATTTCTCTTAAGTAAACATTGACAAATCTGGAGAGGCACTATATAATAGTGCTTCTCTTTCTTTATAGGTATATCATGAAACTCATTATTGAAAAATCTGTAGTCGTAATCACACCAACGATTGGCTCTCCAAAACTTGCTGATGCTATCAAATCGGTTCAGCAACAAACATATAAGAATGTAAAGCATCTTCTTGTCGTAGATGGAAAAGAACATTATCTTTCTACCATGAATGCTCTTCCTGTTTCTTTTGAAACTACTGAGTTTGATGTGATGACTTTGCCCTATAATACAGGCGCAAATGGCTTCTATGGTCATCGCATCTATGCTGGTGTTCCTCATCTCCTCAACGCCGATTACATCTTCTTCCTTGATGAAGATAACTGGTATGAGCCAGATCATGTTGCTTCTCTTGTAGAAGTTCTTGATCGCGGTAATGACTTTGCTTATTCTCTTCGTAAGATTTTCAATCCTGATAAGTCTTATGTTGCAGATGATAACTGCGAAGCACTCGGCAAGTGGCCGATCTACTTCACACATAATGATCCACAATACCTCATCGACACATCTTCCTTTGCATTCAAGCGCGAATTCTTACAAAAGACTTGCCATCTATGGCATTCTGGTTGGGGTGGCGATAGAAGATATTTCTACAGTGTCTTAGCAGGTAATCCTAAGTGGGACACAAACTATAAGCATACCCTTTGCTATCGTCTTGATGGTAATCCAAAGTCTGTAAATGAAGAGTTCTTTATCAAGGGTAATGCTGAACAACTGAAACATTATAATGGAGAACTACCATGGCTAAAGACCTAATCATTGGCGGAGCCTCGAATTACAAGTATGACGATATCAAGTATTGGATCAACTCAATCAAGAAGTCGGGCTTTGAAGGTGATATTGTTCTTGTAGCAACAAATATGAAGATCGAAGAACTTGCAAAAGTTTCTGAAAAGGGT